TCAATGAGCTTTGTTCCATCGAAAGTACGCATGCCCATGATGCGAATTATGTCTATGTACCAAGGCCTTTCAAATAGTTTATGCGCTTCTTCATCTTCTTTCTTTGATTTGTCAATCAATTTGAAAGGAGCGCACTGTATTGGAAGTATTCGGCCATCGATGCATGATAACAGGTGAAGGTCTAACTTCAATGAGGCAAAGAAACGCATAAGCAATCCGCGACGCGGGTCATCGGTAGCCGTTGCAGCCATGACAGCTGTAACCCAATCGTCAATAGTTTTTGACGTGAAGTTAGTAGGTTGTTTTGTCCAGTCGAGTTTACTGGCAGCGTCGGTGCGCTTGTAATACTCACTGAATATTTTGCTGCTATCTGCTTTGCCTAAAATGGAGGTAATTGCAGAATCTATAAATCTGTCGAATAACTTTGCCATGTGTTTAAATGCTATTTAAATGAATTTATTTTCGTTTGTTGTGTTACCAAAAAGAACCGGTGTTGTTTCGCCTGAATCATCGGTTTGAAGTGGCATAGCTACCAATGACATTGCGCCTGATTGAATGCGTTCAAGCTGCTTTGTGGCATCGGACATAAGTGTTACATAATCCTCCGGAACTTTGCGCGCTGCGTTTCGTTTTACGGCGCGATAAACGACTATCTGAGCAATGATTTGTTTCAGTATTCCGCTGGCCAGTGGTGCGGTTTCTGAAAATATCAGGTCGGTTTTGTACCTGCCTGTAATGTATGAAATAACATACTCAATGGCTTTTGATTCAATATCGAAAAGTATAGAATTGTCCCCTGCTATATTCGCTGAGCTTTCATCTATAAATCTATCTTGAATAACTGAGACTAAATCGTCTTTTGTAATATATCTCAAATTTTGAGACATGGTTGGGTCAAAAGTTGAATCAAATGAATTATCTACCATAAAATTTTGTATTATCTGATGTTATAAGTGACTGTCATTTTACCTGTGTTCCAAGGCTTTTGTTCAGAGCTTTTGCTTGTAGGCATAACGTATTTTTCTAAAGACTTAATTGCAGCTGAGTCAGCATCCGGACTATCGTCGTGTTCGGTACTACCTTCTTCTACTGCGCACAATTGCATTAATCCGACCTGTGTGTCGTTGTTATTTTTGATTGCTATGTTGTAAATGATTCTGTTATTTTGATGATAAGGAACCATTTTAAGCATACGTCCAAGTTTATTGCCAGGAAGGTCGACCTTCATAATATTTAAATCAACATCGTTCCTTATTTCGGCTTCAGTAATATTTCTGTCAACCTCTTCGTTCCAGAACTGCGACTCGTATTGAAATATTATGTTTGTGTTTTCGGGCAAACTCTTTTTGAAATCACACATCCAATCGCACGCTATTTTCATTTTGACCTGTCGTACAAAATTGCCAATCTTATAAAACTTCCTGTCTTTTGCACCCCAAATCGATATAGCATTATAATCACTCCATTCGTTGTCGGTATAAGCTATATCCCAGTGTGCAATTATCATATCAAACTCGTTAAGCTTTGGAATTTCCTGCCATTCAATTGAATCTTCATTAAAGTTTTTACCTTCCAACTTCGTTTCGTGAAGGTATTCGGCATACGCTCCTGGTATTCCCATGTCCTCCTCTTGTTCCATGTAGTACTCAGGCGAGTACATTGATGGCCATGCAGGTTCATAGGTTACTTTGTTATAAGCTTTAATTTGATGAACATACCATTTCGGGTGTGGGTGCTTTTCCTGAAGTATGGTTTGTGTCATAACACGCGAAAACTTATTGTTGGCATACAATAACCGTCGACGTTTGGTTATCATAGTAGGCAGGATATCGCGTTCGATGTGTTCGGCTTGTTTTCGCATACGCTTTGGATTGCTGATTGTATCAGGTGTTTCCAAATCATCAATAACCCATAGGTTTGGACGGCGATGTTTTACACGTAGTCCACGGACTTTTTGTTTAATACCGAAAGCCATACCAATAAACCGTTGGTCTATTGTTTTAAAGTTTCCAATTTCCCAGCTTCCTTCACCCTTTTGTTTTCCAAAATCGTGTATTAATAAAGGATTTCCTTCCAACTCAGCCTGAATATCCAATAAAAGTTCTTCGGCACGTTCTTTTGAGTCTGATTTCAGACACATAAACACATCGTCTTCGCGCATCCATAGCCACAACGGTATAATAACATCACACCACACCGATTTAGCTAATCCACGCCCCCACTCAGCAAAAAACTTAATTTTAGGGTCGTTTGCAATTATATGAGCAGCTTCATTGTGAAAATCGGCACATTTTGCAGTTGCATAGTGTGGCAGATAGGTTTCAACCATAAACACAACATCGTCTTTTGCACGCTTTTTACGCGCATCCTGTTCCGCTTTGGTTTCAAATGGATTGATGTCATTAGCTTTAGTTGCCAGTTCGAGCCTTGCAAGGTATTCTTTAGCTAAATCTTTATCTTGTTTTTTCTGTAATGCCATCGTTTAAATGTCGTTTAAATCTACGGTTTGACCTGCAAGTTCGTGTTGACAGTCTGATAGAAATTGTATTTTACCATCTGTGATGAATGAGTGGCATCTTTCTATTTCTTTGTCGTGCTTTCCTGTAGCACTATTAAAACAATATCGTCTTGTAAGGACAGAGGCTCTTATTGTAGGGCTTTCAAAGTTTCCATTAAAAGTCCACGGCCCATTTCCAATGGCCTCAATATCGGTTTCGGAATCTGTTATTAGATGAATTTCTTTACAACCAGGACATAGAAATCCAAGCTCACCATGATAACCTCCATCGGCTTCTGTAAATCGTTTAATCTTTGCCATAATTACCCCAATTCATTCGTTTTTTTACGTATGTAGTACTGTTGGAAATTGATTGTTTTTTCGAACAATTCAGGGTCGGACTGGCGCATATCGGTAAATAGATCGTCCATCATATTGATGAGTTCGCCAAGTGAATACTTGTTGTTTTTCTCCATTTCGCGCAAAGTCTTAGCCCATTTTGCTGTATTATCGGACAACCGGTTAGCCTCAGCTCGCAATTCGGCTTCTAATTTCTTATCAGATAGCTTTACGGCGTTGGCTATTTCGTTTTCAATATCAAGTCTACGCTCAGAGTTAAGCCGAATGATTTGCCTGATGTTTTCGGCTTCGGTACGTGTGGATTGTTGGCGTGCCTGTCGGAGTTCCTTCCATTTGCCCTCACGCGCCCACTCTGATACTGTTTGTTCGGTAATACCTAACAGTTCGGCAGTTTCTTTTTGGGTTTTGCCTTGTATTACGATGTACTCATAAGCTGAAAATTTCAACTTTTGGTATTCGGCAGCCGGTAACTTTGGTTTACGAACGACTTTGTTTCTCAACGACTTGTTTTTCTTCATTTTTTGCCCTGATTTTTATGCAAAGTTGTACTTATTTGTGTGTAGAAACAAAAGTTCTTTTCATGTAGGGTAAAAATTTTGTCATGTTGACAAAAATTTTACCTTAGAAAACAAAATTTTTATACTACATGAAAACGTGATTTTTATCTACTTAAATAACGCTTTACATTTGCTGCCGATTCGATTAAGAACCTCACCCCCGACCCCTCTCCTTGAGGCGAGGGGAGATTAAAATTTTACAAGCTTATGCCGGGATTACAAATTACAATTAAAGCCGAAGGAACTCAGGGACGTGTTGACATTATTGGTAACATAGCTGAATGGACTCAGAACAATGCTATTGATTTCAGAGGACGATGCCAAGCTATTAAAGATGCCGGTGCAACTTCTTGTCATGTGTATATTATGACCAATGGAGGCGATTGCTTTCAGGCCAATGAAATATATAATATTCTGAACGAACTGTTTGGTGAGTATACCGGTGAGGGCGGTGCTATTGTGGCCAGTGCCGGTACTTATTTGGCAGTAAAGGCTAAAACGTTTATAATGGCTAAAAATGGGCAGTTTATGGTTCATAAGCCATCCGGTAGTGTTGGAGGTGATGAGACTGAAATGGAAAATTATTTGAAGTTGCTCAAGAACATGACAACATCATATTACGATACCTATAAAGCCAAACTCAAAAAGCCCGAATCGGAATTTAAAACCAAATGGGATAGTGGTGATTTTTGGATGACAGCACAGGAAGCAAAAGACTGGGGTTTTATTACATCAGTTAAAGAACCGGTTAAGGTTACACAGGCATTAGCTGCCGAAATTAAAGCGAGTGGTTCGCCGCTTGACTTCTCACCTGAGGATATTATTTCAAACCAAAATAAAGACAAAGAAATGAATTTACAAACCATTGCAACATCGCTCGGTTTGGCTGCTACTGCAACCGAAGCCGAAGTAACAGCCAAAATTGCGGAAAACGCACAAAAGGCTAAGGATTATGATGCTCTTAAAGCTGCTACTGAGCTTAAAGACAAAACTGAAAAAGCGGACAAAATCAAGGCAGCCCTTGACAAGGCCGAAAAGGAACACCGCATTACTGCGGACACTCGCGCCAACTGGCAAACTATGCTTGAGGCTAACTACGACATCACGATTAAGGTTCTTGAAGCTTCACAAGTGGTAACTCCACTATCGGCTGAGATTGTTCAGTCGCAGGATGGTAAAGGCGCAACTTACAACGGTAAGACTTTTGAGCAACTACAGGATGAAAACCCTGCTGCTTTGGATGCATTGATGACTGAAAAGCCAACTGCATACGATGCCTTGTTTGCTGATTACAAAAAACGAAACGGATTAAAATAACCAAAACCCCAAACCCCTAAAGGGGCTTAAGGTATAAAAAAGATTGAAATTTATGGCTACAAGTGAAACCGGCAACTGGTTAAATCAATACGTTGCACCTCAACTCCTGGTGGAGTTCAAGAATTTTAAGGATGACTTTATTGGTGTGTTGCCTGGTGCTAACCCAGCAGCAATTACTGCCGATGGTATCCGTTTCAACAAACTCATCAATAATGTTGGGTTTTATGTGAATAACACTGAAGCATTCGCCGCAAAAAAAATGACAGGTCAGAAAGTATTTGTTCCTTGGGAAAAGTACGACACCGACCCTACTGAAGTGGATGATGCAGAAATTCGTGGATTGAACTATGATAAACGTTCGATGGTACGTGTAAAACATACCGAGGCGTTTAAAATGGGTATACGTGACCACGTTATGTGGAAGCTTGCGCCTGCAACATCTGCCAATGCGGATATGCCGGTTATGCGTACAACTGGTGCGAATGATGGTACAGGTCGTCTGCGTTTGACTTTTGTTGACTTGATTAAGTATCTTGAAAAAATACAAGATTTGAATTTACCGGATGAAAATCAGTATTACATGATTCTCTGCAATGAGCATCAAACCGATTTGAAAATAGATCGCGATTCAGCTGCATATTTTTCTGATAAAAATATCTTTTTTGATATGACAACCGGTAAAGTGAAGTCCGTAATGGGATTCAAGTTCTTCACAAATAATGCTGTATTGGCTTATGACAATACAGGAGCAAAGAAAGCTAAAGGTGCGGCGTTGGTTTCTACCGACCGTAAAGCATCCATGTTCTTCTATGCGCCAAATACTGTTTATCATATCGAATCTGTGAAGATATTGTATAAACCCGAAACTATCGACACCAATTCGGCTGACCCGAAATCGGAATTCAGAACTCAAACTTATGGTTTGATTGACCGTGTTGTTGATTATGGTTTTGGTGCTATCGTTTCAGGTATTGCAGTGTAAAACATCACCCCTAACCCCTAAAGGGGAATGATTAGTAAGTGTGCATCGGAGTGTTATCCCGAAAAGCTGTTTTGATTATTCCCCTTTCAATTAATTTTATTATTCATATTTCATAACAATAGAATGGGAGCGAACAAAGAATTGAAAGTCCTGAGTAAGGATGAAAAAATAGCTGTGGCAAAAGATATTCTGAAAGGATATCCGAAAGCACAAAAGGTAGTTGTTACCAGTGATGGTCAGGCGTTTATTGCTGACGAAAGCGATGTGGCTGCAAAAAATCACGCTAAAGTAAACGCCTACGGCAAAGAGCTAAAGCTCGAAACGTTTACGCGTGACGAACTGGAAGCTAAAGCAACGGTAAAAAAAGTTGAAGAACTTATTCCGTTGATTGAAGCTGCTGAAACTGTAGAAGCTGTAGAAGCTTTGGTAGTAGGTGATACCCGCAAAACGGTGGTTGCTGCTGCTGTAAAACGAATTGAAACTCTTAAAACCACCTAACAATGGGAACTTTTAACGGTACAAATATTAATAAACTAAACGGGGGGTTGGGTCGTACGTCCGATAATCAGGATAGAGTGATTGTTCTGATTTGTGGGGCTACGGCCACCGCCAGTGTAGTGCACTACAGGGCGATTGAGTGCTTAGACATTACAAGTGTTGAAGCGCTGGGTATAACGGCTGCTACCGATGCAAATAACGCAGAACTCACACACTACCATTTGAGCGAAATGTTCAGACTGTGTCCGGGGTTCACGTTTTACTTGCTGCCGGTGCCAAAAACCACGACCATTAATACACTAACTGCTGGAACTAATATTACATCAGCTATACGCGGAATTGAAGGCGTTAATGTGATTGGTATAGCCGGAATAGCTTCGGCCACTATTGATGAGATTAACACCGACGTGCTTGCACTGCAGGCGTGGGTAGATGCTTTTGCAGCTGAAAAGCTATTGATTGACGGCGTGTTCTTAGAAGGAATAGCAGCTTGGAAGCACGGAAATTATTTTGATTATTCGCTTCTTGATTTGCGCGAGCTTGCGGCTCCAAATATCAGCGTTGTTGTATTTCAGGACCCCGCACAAACTGCTCTTAATGCTGCATACGGCACACGCGCTGCCGTGGGTACGGTGTTGGGTTCGGTTGCTGTGCGCAAAGTGCATGAGGACTTAGGTAGCGTGGATATTGAAAATAAGCCATCGGCCAAAAAGGGTAACGAAAGTTATTCGATTACCGATACTACGCTTGGACGTTGGTTGAGCGCAAGTTTGAGCGATGGAACTCCATTCAAGAACCTGACCGAAGCACAACAGGATGACCTGAGCGAAAAGGGCTATATCTATGCCGGTAAGTTTGTGGACTACGATGGCTATTACCTGAGTGGTTGCCCTACGGCGGTGGAGGCTACAAGCGATTACGCATTCTTTAATTTCAACAGCATTTGGAACAAAGCAGCTCGTTTGATACGTGCAACGCTTATACCGATGGTGCGCTCGAAAGTTCCGAAAGAACTGGACGGTAAAATTAAAAGTACGTGGGTGGCTGCTACTGAGCAAAAGCTTATTGATAAGCTAACCGTGAGTATGGTTAACTCAGGCAATGCCGATGCGGTGGATGTGTATATCAATCCGGCTCAGACTGTAAATGCTACAACGCCAATGGCTGTAAAAGCTACGCTTCAGGTAGGTGATATTGTTCACTCGTTCGATGTGGATTTAGGTTTAACTTCTAAAATTTCGTAATCATGGCTCTGGAAAAATATACAACTATTATCAACAAGTTTGGTAAAATGCAAGGTTGGAATTCGCTAACAGTGAATATGCTTGGCAGGGATGTGGAGGGTATAACCGAAGTAAACTACGATGACACTATTGAAATAGATGGGGCGCGTGGTGCGGGTATGTACTTTCTTGGGTATACCGAAGGGAACTATGAGGCTAAAGCTTCGATTACTCTTTTCAAAGAGGAGATTGACATGCTTCAGGCATCGTTGCCCAAAGGTGCAAGCCTTAGCTCAATACCTCCATTTAATATCATTGCTGAATATGAACGTGACTTGGTAAAGACACGCGATATTATTCAGTATTGCAAGATTAAAGGACGTGGAATTGATGTGAAACAAGGTGATAAAACCATCGCTTACAAGTTTGAGCTTTTTGTGGGTGGTAGGATACTTTGGGGGGTGTAGACCTCACCCGACCTCACCCCTAAATCCCCTCTCCCAAGTGAGAGGGGACTTTAAGACTTATTCTATTTAAATAAACAATTTTTCAAATCAATAATTTTCAAAATTCAATTCATTATGAAACCAATTAAATTTAAGTTTTTGCTTTTGTTGGCTGTTATGGCCTTTGCTTTTTCGCCTTTTGTTGATGCCAGTGTCATTCAACCTGTAACGCATTTTGTACAAAACATGAGCCCTGGTGATATGGGTTTGTCGGTTGCTTCGTTGGCGGTAGTTCCGCTTGCATTATATGTGAAAGAAAATACAAGCATTACTCCTGAGTTAGTTCAGGAACTGACAGCTAAATACGGTAAGATTAAGATTATAACCGTAGTGATAGAACCTCCAGTGTATGATGCTGATAGAAATGTTACGGACAAAGGAGAATTTTATCAGTTTGCCGTTAAGCGACCGGATTTAGGTACAGTAAGACTACTTATGAACTATGCCAAACAGGGTAAAACGGATGAATATCTGAATGCATTCCGAAAGAATTTAGTGGTTGGCGGCGATACGGAAATACTGGATAGTGATGGAATAGTTTTTTTGGGGTTTGCAACCAAAGTAGATGAATTCCTTAAGCCCTACGAAAGTTTTTTAGCCAACGCATAAAGCAAGCTGAGATATCGCAAACAGACGTAATAAGTCAGATTGATGCTATAATCAGGAAAGAATATAGCATCAATCCTGATACGTTGGATTTTGAAGCGTGGTTAAAGCTTTATGCAGAATGGAAGTTTATGACTAAAATAAACCACGACAATTTAAAAAATACAATTCTCGGAGCCGCTTCCGAAATACTGAAAGCAATATTCCCCAATGAGTACGCAAAAAACGACATGGATTCTTGAAATGGTTGATAAAGTGACATCTTCAATGCGAGGTGTTACTAAAACGACCGATGATGCTCAAGCCAATGTGAATAAGCTAGGGAAAGGCCTGAAAGATGTTTCGGCAATGGATTTGAGAGCTATCTCCGAAAGCGTTGGAGATATATCTAACATGCTCAATCAAGCTTCAGAACCAGGAATCAAATTTGATTCGGCAATGAAAGATATTGAAGCCATTACAGGTGTAACCGGACAGGCACTTGACGAACTTGGAGACAAGGCACGCGGAACTGCTAAAGCATTTGGTGGCGATGCTTCAGAAATGTTGGAAAGCTACAAAGGCATTTTGTCGAGACTCGGACCTGATATTGCAAAAAATCAGGATGCTTTAAATCAAATGGGTGTGAACATTGCCACATTGAGCAAAACAATGGGTAATGATGCTGTAGGGGCGATGGATGCTCTGACAACTTCGGTTCTTCAGTTCGGTGTTGACCTTAGCAATCCGGCAACGGCAGCCGACCAAATGACACGCATGATGAATGTGATGGCAGCCGGAGCAAAAGAAGGTGCATCGGAAGTAACCCAAATAAGTGAAGCATTGAAACAAGCCGGTGTGCAAGCTCTGAACTCAAACGTGAGTTTTGAAGAAACTAACTCAGCACTTCAGGCACTTGCTCAAGGTGGTAAGTTTGGGAGTGAAGCGGGTGTTGCGTTGCGAAACGTGCTCGGAAAAATGTCCGGTATTGATGTTGTACCCAAAGAGGCTGCCGACAAATTGAAACAATTGGGTGTAGATTATAGTATTGTTGCTAATAAAACATTACCATTTACCGACCGACTGCGTGAACTTGGGAAAGCCCAGGGCGATGCAACTATAATGGCTCAGATATTCGGCGTTGAAAATGCAGCTGCTGCACAAATATTATTGCGTAGTGCCGACTATCAGGATAATCTTACTCAGAAAATTACCGGAACGAATACGGCAGTTGAACAGGCTGATGTAGTAATGGGAAGTTACACGGAGCGCGTGGCACGTA